TCAGACGCACGACCTGGTTTCTTCTTTTCTTTTCCGTCTGCTGTCATAGGCTTTGCGACAATAGGTGTATTCACAGGCTTATTCATTTCCTTTTCCATTGCCTCCATCTGCTCCATACGTTCAATCTCGGCACTGTAGTCCTTGATTTTCTTTTCCATCTCGGCATAGGCTTTTGCGTACTCCGCAGAGAGCAGACCGTCCTTGTCACGTCTGCTCTCCACAAATGCCTTTGCACCTTCCCATGCTTTATTTCTGAGTTCTCTCAATTCTAAAATCGTCATACTGCTTACCTCCAGTTTTTGATTAAATTCAAGCGTTCCATAAGGGAATCTGCCGTTGTTTTCGGTTTCTGCTCGATTCTGCACTTGGCAGCAATCTTATCCATGAGATGATTAGTGACAGCCATGCGGGAATACACATTGCTGACCTGCGGCACTTCGATATCCTCGGTATCCGCAGAGCGTTTCATAATCTCATCAGCAAATCCCAGTTCCACAGCCATGTTGGCATTCATCCATGTTTCTGCATCCATAAGATGCGAGAGCTTTGCCCGGCTCATGCCCGTTTTGATTTCATAAGCGTTGATAATGGACTCCTTCACCTCATCCAACATAGAAATAGCCTTCTGCATCTCCGAAGAGTCACCGAAGGCTATTGTTGCCGGATTATGAATCATAAGCATTGATACGGGAGATACCATAACCTTGGTGCCTGCCATTGCAATAACGCTTGCGGCACTGGCGGCTATGCCGTCAATCTTGACAGTCACATTGCCCTTGTAGTCCATAAGCATGTTGTAAATCTGTGCCGCCGCAACGCAGTCACCGCCGGGTGAATTGATCCAAACGATAATATCACCGCTGCAGCTGTTCAGTTCATCCTTAAAAAGCTGTGGTGTTACATCATCATCAAACCAACTCTCTTCTGCGATTGTGCCGTTCAGAAACAGTGTTCGTTCCATTGTTTCCGTCTGTGTTTCCCGATTCGTCACTGTCCTGTTTTTCCAGTTCCAGAACTTCTTCATTTTCTTCCTGCACCTTCTTTCCAAATAAGCCTGCATCGGCAAGCTTTGTCATATTGCCGTTGATGAGATAGAGGTTACCGCCGTCCTCGGCAGGGATGCGGTCAAGGTTTTCAAGCTCTCGGATGTCATTTGCACTCATCCATCCGTTCTGCCTTGCTGTGGCATAACCGCTCATGCGGCTTTGATAGTCACCTCGCAGTAATCCGTCTACGTTAAACTTGATGAAATACTTAGATTTGTCACTTGGAGAAATCAGCACTCTTGCCATGGACTGCTCCCATCTGACAAGCCAAGGCTCTAAGGTGTATTTCACAAACTCAAGTGACTGCTGTTCAATATTAGAAAAGCTCGACTTTTCAAGGTCACCCACCATATGCGGCGGCACTCTGAAAATTCGAGCTATTTCGTTAATCTGAAATTTTCTTGTTTCCAAAAACTGTGCTTCATTGGGCGAAATGGAAATCGGCGTATACTTCATGCCTTCCTCAAGCACAGCAATCTTGTGGGCATTCCCACTTCCGCCAAAGGTCTGTGTCCAGCTATCACGCACCTTAGACGGGTCTTTCAGCGTTCCCGGATGCTCCAATACACCGCTTGGTGCAGCACCATTGGCATAAAACTTACTGCCGTATTCCTCTGCGGCAATCGCAAGACCGATGGCGTTCTTTGCCATAGCGATAGGTGAATATCCGACAAGACCGTCAAAACCAAGACCGGGAACATGGAGAACATCGCTCGGTTTCAGCCGAACAGTGCCGCCCTTGGTGGTCTTTGCCTCATCAGTCGAGGTTTGATATTCGTAATAAAGGCATCCTTTATCGTCCCTGTCAACTGTCATGCGGTTTGGCATCAACGGATACAGGGCTACAACCTCGCCCTTTCCGTTTCGGATAATCTGTGCGTAGGCATTGCCCCAAAGCAAAAGATGCGTCATCAGTGTTTCCCGAAACACAAAGCTTGTCATCTCAGGGTTTGGTTCATCATGCAGTACAAAATACAGCGGATGGTTGACAGCTTTTTCTTTGCTCCCGCCACTGGTGTATTTGTAAAGATGAAGCGGCAGTCCTGCCACCGCCTCCGACAAAATGCGTACACAGGAATACACCGCTGTCATCTGCATGGCAGAGCGTTCGTTTACATTCTTGCCGGATGTACTTGTGCCTAAGAAAAATCGGTAGGCACTGCCTGCCGTACTGTTCTTGGGAGTATCTCTTGTACGAAATAATCCGCTTAAAAGTCCCATGGAATTGACCTCCTTTCTGAAAAAATGGCATAAGAAAAGCACCTCCGAAGAGATGCTTTCTCGATGTATCATTTCATTTGTTACATATTATCTCGGATTTCTTCCGTTACATCTGCAAGTGTTCCACGAAGAGAACTTCCCGTGTTGCAGTATTTTTCCATTAATTCCCTCCAAAGTGGGTCATTTTCAGGAATTTCAGAGAACCAAACAGAATAATCATCGTCACCGTGTTTTTCCAATACAGTAATCACTGAACTCACTCCTTTTAGCTATTTCCGTTTGCTTTATTTTTAACATAATAGCATCTTTTTTAACATCTATCAAGCTAAGTATAAACATATAAAGTATACTTCCGATTCAGAAAACAAGCAGTCCCCTTGTATCATACACGCTTTCGCCCGCATCATTCCCACATCGGATTGCTCTGTCCAGTGCCATAATCGTTGCCACAGCACCGTCTATCTTTTCTGTTGATTTTTCTTTGTCCGCCTTGATGTTGCCTGCCGGGTCGGTTCGGATTAAAATGTTGTCCATGTTCCATCGCAGAACCGGCTGACCGCCATGCGCAATCCTTTGTTCCAGCACCAGCTTCATCAGCTCCTTGGTCGGAGGGGACATATCCTTAAATCCCTGTCCGAACGGAACGACCGTAAATCCCATGCCCTCCAGGTTCTGCACCATCTGTACAGCACCCCAGCGGTCGAAAGCGATTTCTCGGATATTAAATCGTTCTCCGAGCCGTTCGATGAATTTCTCAATGTAGCCGTAATGCACCACATTGCCCTCGGTGGTCTGCAGGTATCCTTTTCGCTCCCACACATCGTAGGGAACATGATCTCTGCGGACACGCAGGTCAAGGGTATCCTCTGGCACCCAAAAATACGGCAGAATGATGTATTTATCATCTTCGTCCTGCGGCGGGAACACCAGCACGAATGCTGTGATATCCGTTGTGGAAGAAAGGTCAAGACCGCCATAGCAGACACGTCCTTCCAATTCATCTTCATCAACCGTAAATGCACAGGCATCCCATTTTTCCATTGGCATCCAACGGACTGCCTGTTTTACCCATTGATTGAGTCTTAACTGCCTAAAGGAGTTCTCCTCTCCCGGATTTTGTTTTGCCGAATTACAAGCCGCCTCAACCTTATCAATGCCAACCGTAATATCCAGACTCGGATTTGCTTTTCTCCACACCTTGGGGTCTGTCCAATCGTCCGACTCATCCGCACCATAAATCACAGGATAGAAGGTAGGGTCAATCTTTCTTCCGTCCAAAATGTCCTTTGCTTTCTGGTGTGTTTCATAGCAGATGCTGTTGGTATCTGTTCCGGCTGTCGTAATCAGGAAGTACAGCGGCTGCATTCTTGCATCGCCGGAGCCTTTGGTCATAACATCAAAAAGCTTTCGGTTAGGCTGTGTGTGCAGCTCATCAAAGACCACGCCATGAATATTGAAGCCATGCTTGGAGTAGGCTTCTGCCGAAAGCACCTGATAGAAGCTGTTTGTCGGTGTATAAATAATCCGTTTCTGCGAAGCGAGGATTTTTACACGCTTGTTCAGCGCCGGACACATACGCACCATATCCGCCGCCACATCAAACACAATGGTAGCCTGCTGTCGGTCAGCAGCACAGCCGTAGACCTCGGCTCGTTCCTCACCGTCACCGCAGCAGAGCAAAAGTGCCACAGCCGCAGCAAGCTCTGACTTGCCTTGCTTCTTCGGAATTTCCACATAGGCGGTATTAAACTGCCGGTAGCCGTTTGGTTTCAGCGTACCGAACAGGTCTCGAATAATCTGCTCCTGCCAGTCGATGAGTTCAAATTTCTTTCCCGCCCATGTGCCTTTGGTGTGGCACAGGCTTTCGATGAACATCACCGCAAAATCAGCGGCATCCTTATCATAAACGCTGTCCTCAGCTTTGAACTTGGTGGGTGTGTATTTCTTCAGTTTTCTCAAAAATCTCACCTCCACGTCATCACAAGTTTCGTATCGTTTGTTTCCATGCAGGCATGAAAACTCACTCACTTCACTGTTCTTCCTCTCCCCCACAAAGCAAGCTTTGCGGGGACCCCAACAAAAAATAATCCTCGTCTCTGCGATACTCAAACTATATCATATAACGAGGAACACACCCTTGCAGGCGGTTCTTCGGGAATCTTCTGCTTTAGTTGTATTCCTTCATCACAATGGCAAGTGCCGTCTCGGTTGCCTTGTCGGTTGGTGTGATGTCCAGCCCTCTGTCGTAGCTGTAGGCGATCTCGCCGTTACGCTTTAACATCAGCTTGGAAATCCTGCCGCCGTCAATGCCGTAGTCCTCGCTCGGCTCTTCGTAGTGCTTGACCCAGTAATGGAAAATGCTGTTCTGAACCTTGATGCTTCCTTCTGCCCACATGGTTTATGCCTCCCTTCTTACCAGGTTGAAATCCGCAATACTGTAGCCGTTCTTTCTGCAGTAATCGCAAATCCAATCGTCTGCGGTTCTTGCGTTCTTGAAGGTCTTGAAATCCATCCAGACCAGCTTGCCCGGCTCGATTGCTGTCAATGCTCTTACTACCCAAATCGTGTTCTTTTTCATGGTGTGTACCCTCCGTTTTTTCTTTGTTTTCCCTTTCGGTAGGTACATATTCGCTCTTTACGG